TACAGCAATCTACAATGGTGACATTGTTAAACTGGTAGTTGGTGGAACAGTTGAAAAATCAACTGTAACTGATAACGTAACTGCACAACCAACTTTGGGCGTGTTTTTAGGTTGTCAATATGTAAACTCTCAAAGTCAAACTGTGCAAGCTCAATACTACCCAACTGGCGTTTCAAGCGCTATTGCGTACGTTGTAGTCGACCCACAAGCTGCCTTTAAAGTTGCAGTTACTACTGCTGGCAATACAAGCGTTGTTACTTCTGTAACACGTGCGGTTGTTGGTACTAATATCGCTGTTGGTGCTGGTACAGGCTCTAACATCACTGGTGACTCTGGTCTATCAGTAGTGTCTGGTTCTGCTGCTAACACTGCAATTCTTCCATTCCGTGTAATCGACGTTGTTCCTGAGACAGCAATTAACTTGACTAACTTCGCTGAAGTTATTGTTAAGATGAATCAGCCACAATTTGAAGTTACACTTGGTAACTCAGCAGCTTAAGGAGCTTAAAAAATGGCTATTTCACGCGCACAATTACTTAAAGAGTTGCTCCCAGGTTTGAACGCTTTGTTCGGATTAGAATATAAGCGTTACGGCGAAGAGCACAAAGAAATCTACGAAACAGAGAAATCTGAGCGTAGTTTTGAAGAAGAAACAAAGTTGTCTGGTTTCTCAGCTGCCCCAGTTAAAAACGAAGGCGCTGCGATTGCTTATGACAACGCACAGGAAGCTTTTACAGCTCGCTACAACCATGAAACTATCGCCTTAGGTTTCTCAATCACTGAAGAAGCGATTGAAGATAACTTGTACGACAGCCTATCTGGCCGTTATACAAAGGCTTTGGCTCGTGCTATGGCGTACACAAAGCAAGTTAAAGCTGCTGCTGTGTTGAACAACGGCTTTACCCCTGGTTACACCGGCGGTGACGGCGTTACTTTGTTCTCTACACAACATCCACTAGTTTCTGGTGGCTTTAACAGCAACCGTCCAACTACAGGCGCTGACTTGAACGAAACATCATTGGAAAATGCTGTTATTCAAATCGCTGCTTGGACAGACGAACGCGGTCTTTTGATTGCTGCTCAACCACGCAAGTTAATCATCCCACCAGCATTGCAATTCGTTGCAACACGCTTGTTGGAAACTAACCTACGTGTTGGTACAGCTGATAACGACATCAACGCGCTTCAGAACAACGGTTCAATCCCAGAAGGTTACGCAATTAACCACTATTTGACCGACAACAATGCATGGTTCTTAACTACTGATGTACCTAACGGTATGAAGCATTTTGAACGTATGCCTTTGAGCAACTCTATGGACGGCGACTTCGATACAGGTAACGTACGTTACAAGTCTCGTGAGCGTTATTCATTCGGTTGGTCAGACCCATTGGGTATGTTTGGTTCACCAGGCGCTTAATGTGCTAAAAGAAAAAGGCAGCTTCGGCTGCCTTTTTTGTTGCATTTATTTTTATTTAGAGTAATATTACTGAAACCGGGTAAACCGGCTTGTTAGACTGCCCCGGCAGACGATATACCGACTAACGAGCTAACTTGTATATAAGGAATCAAAATGGCTAATACTACATTCAGCGGTCCAGTGCGCTCAGAGAATGGTTTTCAAACTGTTTCTGTAAATTCAACAACTGGTGCAGTAACTACAACTTCTACGATTGGTCCAGCTTCATCTGTAACCAGCGTAACTGTATCTTCATTCTTGGCTTTAACACCAATTCTAACTGCTGCGTTGCCAGCCGCTGCCACAGCTAACCGTGGTCAAGTGCGTTTAATTAGCGACAACGGTTCTGGTAACAACGAATTTTGTTTGGTAATTAGCACAGGCTCTGCTTGGGTTACTGCTGTTGGCGCTGCTTTAAGTTAATCTTAGGGGCTACGGCCCCGCTTAACAATTTAGGAGATTAATTATGGCAATGCAATATGACGTAAAATCAAAACACGCTTCTGCTAGTGGATTGGTTATTGGGTATAGAACTCGTTTAAAAGGTGCGTTAATGTTCCCACTTACAGGAACTACGGGGTATGCTGCGTTTGTTAATAATGTAAGCATTACTGGTACTTATGCAAGGTCTACTACCACCGCTACAATAACTGCGGCAAATCATGGTTTAACTGCTGGTGACTGGGTATATCTTGACTGGGATTTAACTGATAACCCCTACCAAGTTCAAACGGTTACAAACTCAAATGTGTTTACTGTAACAGTGGCAAATAGCGGTGCAACTAGTGGAAGCGTAACGGTTTGGAACGAGGTATTGCTTCAAGCAGACTCTTCAGACCCAGTCCCATATAACATCGTAATTCCTGGTGAGGGTATTCTTGCCGAAAACGGCATTAGAGTATTTTTACCTGCAAGTTTTCACACAACGGTGTTCTATGGCTAAGTCGCCTGCTTGGACTCGTAAAGAAGGTAAGAACCCTGAGGGCGGCTTAAACGCCAAAGGCAGGGCTTCTTACAATGCGGCTAACCCTGGTAAGCCTGGGCTTAAACGTCCTCAACCAGAGGGTGGAGCACGTCGCGATTCTTTCTGTGCCCGCATGAAAGGCATGAAGAAAAAGCTCACTTCCGCCAAGACAGCTAACGACCCTAACTCACGTATTAATAAATCACTACGCGCTTGGAACTGCAAAGAAGGCGGTTCTGTGCGTGGTGGCGGGTGCGAAGTTCGTGGTAAAACCAAAGGCAAAATGATATGAAAGACCACTTAAACGAGGGCACAAAGCACTTTTTAGACGGGTTGTCTTTGATTACTGTATTAGGAACATTAATGGATTGGTTACCAGCCGTAGCAGCGCTACTGAGTATTGTTTGGACTACGTTGCGCATCTACGAAAGCAAGACTGTTCAAAAGTTGTTAGGTAAGAAAGATGCCGAGCAAGAGTAAAGCACAACGTAATTTAATGGCTGCCGCAGCACACAACCCTGCGTTTGCTAAAAAAGTTGGCGTACCTGTAAGTGTCGCCAAAGAGTTCAACCAGGCTGATAAAGGCCGTAAATTTAAAGAAGGTGGAATCATGAAAAAAGCAAACCCATTTATGGAAATGATTGCAAAGAAAAAAGAAGCAGCTGCTAAAAAGCCAGCTAAAAAAATGGCTAAAGGCGGTGGTATCGAGTCTAAGGGTAAAACCAAAGGCAAGATGGTTACAATGAAAAAAGGCGGAAAGGCTTGCTAACATGAAACATTCAGATATCGCAAAAGACAAACCCATGATGAAAAAAGTAGCAGCTGAGGCTGTTAAGGGTCATGAGAAAAAAATGCACAAGATGGCTAAAGGTGGCGTAACCCGTGCTGACGGCTGCGTAACTAAAGGCCATACCAAAGGCAAGATGATTAAAATGGCTTACGGCGGCAAGTGCTAAATGGACGAATTTACCGCTAACCCCTACGAAACGGAAAAGGAAGCCCAACGCGTCTTGAGAAAGATGCAGGCTGACAAGAACGTTGCTGCTGCTAAAGCTGCCGAAGGTAAGGCGGCTGTGGAAGAGTCTCGTGCTAAATTGCGCGAGATGGGTTATTTAAAAGGCGGTGCAGGTGGTGGCGGTATGCCGATGGATAAGATGGACAAGATGAAGAAGATGAATTACAGGTCCGGTGGTTCAGTTAAATCGGCTTCAGCACGTGCGGATGGCTGCTGCATTCGCGGAAAGACAAGGGCTTAATATGAGTAAACGTTCAGATGTTACTAATGCTGGTTTAATAGGCCTCGCTGGTTTAAGTGCGCTTCGTGGCGCATCAGAACTTTCTAAAATAAAGTCTGGTGAATCAGAGCCCCCTAAAAAAGAACTTAGCGCAGATAAATACGAAGAGTATAAAAGAAGCATTAAAGAAGCTTCCGCGCCTTCAGGTGCTGGTAAAGAGTCTTCATCAAAACCGCAATACAACAAAAAAGGTGGTGTAATTCGTACATCAGCTTCATCACGTGCGGATGGTTGCGCTGTTAAAGGTAAAACTAAAGGACGAATGATATGAGAGCAAGTCGTGGTATGGGCGCAGTAATGCCTAGCAAAATGCCTGGTAAGAAGATTATCA